CTTTATATTTATACCGGTGGTTGATATTTGGTTTGCGTTCCCATGACTTTCTGCCGACCGGTTCGACATACCGAAATTTAACCTCCAAGACTTTATGTTTCTTCGCTTTTTCTGGTCTCCTTTCAGCGTGCAGAAAGTTCATTAAAGTACTACAATACTCGGTAGGAAGTCGTGGCAATGCAAATCAAAGTCAGCCATCATATTTGAAAGGATGACCCCTATGGCAAGAAAGTATAAAGAAAGTTCTGAGGAAGGCTCACGACGGACACGTCCAGCCATATCTTCAGAAGCAAGAGAGAACCAACTCATTAACATGGCTTTAGATTTAGCGGAGCAGCAGCTCAAAGACGGCACCGCAAGGTCACAAGTCATAACCCATTTCCTTAAACTCGCGACAGAGAAAGAGAAGACAGAGCGAGAGCTGTTACTTTTGCAGAAAGAACTTGTAAAAGCTAAGACAGACGCGCTTGAAGCCGCAGTGCGTAACGAAGAACTCTTTAACAACGCGATAAAGGCAATGGCAGAATACAACGGTGAAGGTGAGGACGAAGATTACGCAGAAGATGGTTACTATGATTAGAACATATTCTGAGACCATGCAATTCCAGACTTTTCACGATCGCTTTAACTATCTAAGGCTCGGCGATAAACATACCGAAATCGATAACAGATATTTCCGCTATCTCAATCAAGAATTCTATCGCTCAAAAGACTGGCATAAAATTCGTAATCATGTATTACTTCGAGATAACGGATGCGATTTGGCTATCGAGGAGTATCCTATCGGCGATAACAGAATCTACGTCCATCACCTGAAACCATTAACCGAAGAAGACTTTCTAAACAGAACCATTTACTTGTTAGACCCAGAATTCATGATAACATGCAGCTATAACACACATCATCTAATCCATTACGGAGGAGAATGCGAGAGGCCGTATGACTTTGTCGAGAGAAGACCTGGCGATACAAGACTATGGTGATATGGAGGAATCTCAAAATGGAAAACAAGAAAGAAAAGTTTAATTATAACAAAGTTCCTAAGAAGGAAGAAGTTAAAGAAGAACCAAAAGTGACAGAAGCAGAAACACCTGTTGAAAAGAAAGAAGAAGTTAAGGCAGAACCAAAGCCTGCTAAAGCATTTAACGGCTATGTTGACTCACCTCTTAACTTACGAGAAGCTCCGAAGAAGGATGCAAAGATTCTCACTGTAATTCCTGGTAAATCAAGAGTCACAGTGGATACGAAAGAAGAAGTTAACGGTTTCTACAAAGTTAAGTTTAATGAATTCGACGGCTTTGCTATGTCACAGTTCATCAAAATAAAGTAAAGATCGGAGCGATGAGATATGAGAAATGAATACACAGACTATATCGCTCATGGTCACAAATACTTCGCTGTAATCGACCTTGGCAAGAAGAATTCGAAAGGTTCTAAGCTCAGACGATATTTCTACAGTGCTAACGAGTACAAAGCTTATCTTCAGGGCAAGAAAACAACTGACGATAAACTTCTCGGCGCAGCTTCAAAAGTAGCAAATAAGCTCAGTGGCGTAAAAGCTATTGGTAAAGGTATGGCTACTGCAGTTAAAGGTGTTAACAAAACTAATAAGGAAGTTAAAGCTTTAAAGAAGCAGGGCTATAGTGAAGAAGCGGCAAGAGATGAAATAAAGGCTAAAAGTACAACGCAGGCAATGAAGAAAGCCGGTCTTAGTAGTGTAGGTCCTATTGGCTATACATCCATGGGAACTGAAGATTCTAAAGGTAACTACTCTTTCAAGAAGAAAGTTGTCATTGAAGGAACTGATTCTCGTGGTAAAAAGTATTACGCTGTAGAGGGAAGCCGACAGATAGCACAGGCAAAAGACAACAACCCTGTAACACAGAAAAGAGCCATGCGAGAAGCTGAGAATCTTGCAAGGACAAAAACTGGTCGTTCAGATAACATGAAGACTATGATTTCTGAACAGCGTGGTGACATAAACAAAGAACGTCACGAAAAGAACAAAGCTGCTTTAAAGGCTAACCCAGAAAAGTCCATTCTTAATAATCCTATTCGAGAAAACTTTATGGAAAGAATGATCGAGAAGGGTGTTAATAAAGCTAATGCGGAATCCATTCGAAAGAAGCTTGAAGAAACATATGAAAGAGCCACAAAGATTGGTGAAAGTGCTAACAACTTAAAAGGACGACTCGATAAACTTCAGGAAGCATTTACAAGCGGCGATGGTGACAAGGCTCTTGATGCTATAGACGAAACACTCAAGGATCAGGAAGCTATTCAGAAGGATATTCTCACTATTGTTGATGAAATGTTACCAGAAGCTAAGAACGTTGCTGATACATTTCTCGATATGGGCAAGAAAACTCTCGACACTGCTACAGCTGGGCCTAAGGCGGTTGCTAGCGATAATGTCGACGAGTATCTTAAAGAGCACAACATGTCAAAAGATGATGTTTCTAAGGAATTCCTCGAAGAGCTTAAAGAGAACCTAAAGAAGAACAGGAAGTGATCATATGACAATACTTGAGGAAGTGAAGAAATTCATTCCAATAAGTCTTGAAGATGATTCTTTCGATACGGCTCTTATTCTTCATATAAATGGTTTATTCTTCGAGCTTATGCAGCTTGGTATTGGACCAGCGACTATACCATTCGAAATTCAAAATGATTCTGAGTGGTCAGAGTTTGAATGCTTACCCGAACAGCTTGGTTCAGTTAAGTTATTCATCTGTGCTAAAACCAAGCAGAGATTCGACACTCCTACAAGTAGTGCGGTCGCTCAGGCTTTGAAAGAAACAGTCGAAGAAGTTGAGACAAGACTTCATTGGAACAGAGACTATGGAACGTGAGGTGATTAAATGATCGTAGTTGAAACTCTTGATGAGCTTAATGACGAAGACTTTATTGCCCATCACGGAATAAGAGGTATGAAATGGGGTATCAGAAGGTATCAGAATCCAGACGGTTCACTTACTGCAGCTGGACGAAAGAGATACATGAAGAACCCTAAATGGAGAGCGAAATACCTCGAATACAGAAAGCAGCAGATCAAAGAAGCTAATGCTAAAACTCTCCAGAAGATGGCTAAATCTAAGGAAGCTTTACTTAAAAGTAATAATGCAAATGAACTTTATGCAAGAAAGAATGAACTCACTACCGAAGAAATTATGGAAAGAGTTCGTAGACTTCAGGCAGAAGAATCTCTTGCAAAATATGTTAAGCGAGAGCCTACGAAGATGGAAAAAGCCAAAGCCGGTGTTGATAAGGTTCTCGAAATGGGCCAGTCTGTCTACGATTTCACTCAGAAACCAGCAGGCAAAATGGCTATTAACACAGCTAAGAAGTATTTAGGTATTTCTGATGAACCTACGAGAACAGATTACGCTAAGGAAATCCGTAACCTTGCTGGACTTTCTGACCAGAGGATTAAGGAACTTCGTGATCGCATAAGCAACGAGAGACAGCTTCGTCAGACCTATCAGGACATTTACAACATGCAGCATCCTAATAGAAACAACAACAATAACAATAATAACAATAATTTGAATTTGAATTTAACCGAAGAAGAAATGCGTCGTTTAAAAGAATGGCTCGATAACAACCCAGGTTAATTCAAAATAAAAAGGAGTACCAGAAATGCTCAGTAACACAGCGACGCCTAAGTACTATAGTAAATTTAGAGACGCTGTACTACGAGGCGAAATACCGGTAAATGAAAAGATCTCTCTCGAAATGAATCGTATAGATGCTTTGATAGAAGATCCAGAAGTTTACTACGACGATAAAAAAGTCGAAGGTTGGATTAAGTTTTGCGAAAAGGAACTTACTTTAACCAACGGCGATGATGTGCATTTATTAGACACTTTCAAACTGTGGGGCGAACAGGTCTACGGTTGGTGGTATTACGTTGACAGACAGGTATTTAACGCAGAGACGAAAAGATACCATCCTAAACGAATACTAAAGCGTCTTATAAATAAACAGTATCTTATTGTAGCGAGAGGTGCTGCAAAATCAATGTACCTTTCGTTCCACCATAGTTATGAACTCAATGTGGTAAGCAAAACAACACATCAGATAACAGTGGCTCCAACAATGAAGCTCGCAGAAGAGGTATTATCTCCTATACGAACTTCAATAATCAGAGCAAAAGGACCTTTATATAAAATGTTGACAGCTGGTTCACTTCAAAATACAACTGGTAATAGAATGAATCGTAAACATCTCGCTGCAACAAAGAAAGGTGTAGAGAACTTCATCACTGGTTCACTTTTAGAAGTACGAGCAATGGCTATCGAGAAAGTTCAGGGTTACAGAGGACAGCTAGCTACAGTGGATGAATGGCTTTCTTGTGATATTCGAGAGGATGTTATAGGAGCCATTGAGCAGGGTTGTTCAAAGAATGATGACTATCTTATCATTGCTACATCTTCAGAAGGAACCGTACGAAATGGTGCAGGCGACGACATTAAAATGGAACTTATCAGTATACTTCGTGGAGATTATGTTAATCCTCATGTGAGTATTTGGTGGTATTGTCTCGATGATATTCAAGAAGTTAACGACCCAAGTCTTTGGATTAAAGCAAACCCGAACTTAGGTAAAACAGTCACTTACGAAGTATACGAACTTGACAAGGAGAGAGCAGAAATAGCCCCTGCGACAAGGAACGATATATTAGCAAAGAGATTCGGCATACCTATGGAAGGTTATACTTACTTCTTTAGATATGAAGAGACTTTAGTACACGATAAGCGATATTCTTTCAAAGGAATGCCATGTTCTGTTGGAGCCGACCTTTCAATGGGTGATGACTTCTGTGCATTTACATTCATGTTCCCAACTTCTTATGGAGAATTCGGTATAAAGACTAGGGCATATATTACGGATAAGACGTATTACAACCTACCTCCTTCTTTAAGGGCTAAATATGATGAATTCAAACGAGAAGGGACACTTATTGTCATGGAAGATAGAATAACTCTCGATATGATGGATGTGTATGAGGACTTAGACCAGCACATTATGGATATGGACTACGATGTTCGAACTTTCGGATACGACCCATATAATGCTACTGCCTTTGTCACTCGATGGGAAACAGAAAACGGTCCATTCGGCATTGTTAAAGTCCCTCAAGGAAGCAGAACTGAATCTGTACCTCTTGGTGAACTTAAACATATGGCTGAAGAAAGAATACTATTATTTGATCAGTTAATTATGCAATACTGTATGGGTAATGCAATAACTCTGGAAGATACAAACGGTAACAGAAAACTATTCAAACAACGCAGGGAAGACAAAATCGACTGTGTGGCAGCTATGATTGACGCATACGTTGCATACAAGACAATCCCAGATGCGTTTTATTAAGGAGGTGCCACACAATGGGCATTGAAAAACCAGCTTCCCGAGTTGAAGAATTACTTCTTGGGATTTACCAGAACGGTTCTGGCGGAGGCGGAGGCGGCGGAGAAGGCGCTAAAGTCTACCGTGGCACAACCGAATATTGGAACGCTCAGACGGTAGCTAAGTCTGAGTTAAACGCCCTTTACATCTATACCGATTACGATACGGATGAACAGGGTCTTGTACCAGCGCTTAAGATTGGTGATGGTGTACATACTGTCCCAACTTTAAGATTCATAGGAGCGGGTTCTGCAGCTATGATCACAGACGAAGAAGTCGACAAATGGAACGAAAACGTTTCTGTTGATAGCACAGAACTCGATAACGAAACACTTTCATTAATTTAAAGTATTTTTAGGAGGAAAACACAATGGCTGAAATTAGTAAAATCAAAGTAGGTAGTAACGTATACGACATCAAGGACTCAGTAGCAAGATCAACAATGGCGGGAGCCATCACAATTCTTGGTGTAACCACAACAGCTCTCGTTGACGAAGCAACAACAAACCCGATCACAGTAAACGGCGAATCTGTAACAGCAGAAGCTAACAACGCGGTATTCTATGAATCAAAGGAATTCGTATTCGACGGCACATATTGGCATGAATTTGGTGATATGACAGGTCTTGGCGATCTCGCTCAGCACGACCTCGACGAAATCGAATTTACAACAACTGTAGGCGCTCAGACAGCTGAAACAACAGTAGCAACAACATCATCTGAATCAGCAACAGTTACAAGATCAACAGACGTAGCAATCGGTGTAGCTACAGAAGAAACATGGGATAACGTATCAGTATCATACGGCGGCACAACAGGCACAGATGCAGAAACACTCATTATTGCAACAACATCTAAATCTGCTGCTAAGACTGTATCTGTTACAACACAGCCAGCATTTACAGCAACTGTAGATGTTCCAGCAACATTCACAACAACTGTAGATCAGGCTACTGCTACAACAACAGCTGCTTACGAGTCATGATCGTGAAAAATTTAATAAAGAAAGGAGGTCTGATCTGCTATGGCAGATATTAAAGACATTAAACTCGGTAACACGAAGTATAATATCAAAATACCATCATCAAGAGTTAAGTCGATGGCTGATTACGCAAAGCCGTCATCTAAACCGTCTCCTGAAGCCATTCAGCAGAGCGACACCTTAAACGCAGCACTCGGCAAACTCGAGTATAAAGCTGATACTGATCAAACAAATATTTTGTATGCCTTACAGACGGGCGCTAACAATCTTTTAGACTTGTCAAATGCAACCATGTCGGCTGATTTATCGCTTACTGTAACAAAAGATGGAAATAGTTATGTTGTAAGCGGCAACCCGTCAACAAGTGTGCAAGTGACATTTACCGATTTTGTTCCGTGTGTACCGCCTACAGGTTCAAAAATAGCAGTTGTTGGTTGTCCGTCTGGTGGTTCAACACAGGATGGTTATAGTTTACGTGGCTATCTTGACAGTTTTTGGAGATGTACCGACACAGGATCAGATACTAAAGAGTTTACTACAAGCAGTATTAACAAAATTGTTTTCTATTTTGTTGGTGGTAAGCGGTATACAAACGTCAGATTCACCCCAATGGTTGTTACTGAGGAAGTTTGGAACACTTTGGGTTCGGATTATAGAGCACCAGCCCTACCAAATTCCGATTTGACAGGGTTACAGGCTGAGGACAGGGCTGAACTCGTTGAATTGGTGGATAGTGGGGCGAAGAATTTACTGCAATTACCACCAATTTCTACATGGACTATCAATAGTAATATAACGGCAACTGTATCAGGAAATGAAGTGACAGTTACACGAGCAAGTTCATCAAGTACCGCAGGTGTTGAAATACCATTAACGCAGACGATACCAACTAATACTTGGGTTGTTCTGTCCGGTTGTCCGGCAAACGGTAGTGATACTACATATAGGATTGACGCTTTTGATAATGGTACACTAATTGATGCTTCAGTTGATAGAGGAACTGGTTCAACAGCGTTTAAATTTTCCACTACTACACAGAAAATTCGTATAAGATTTGCGGCTAATACAAGTTATACAAACTTAAAGTTTCAGTTAATGCTGTGTACCAAAGCCGCATTTGGTGTATCTAAGGCTTTCGTTCCTTACCGACCTAATTATGATTTGATCTCATACCTTGCCGGTGCTGGCGGTTTTAAAGACAGCGCTCACGGTGGCGGAATTGCAAATGTGGATTTAAACGCTATTTCAGTAACATCATTTACTGCTTATAACAATCCTACAAATCTTCCAACAGGGTTGTCCGGTTGGTGCTACGTCAGAACGTATGTTTATGATACCAATGGAGCATTGCAAGAATTATTCATGATTCGGACTAATCCGGTGTCATACTTTAGGATAAAAAGCAGCGGCACTTGGAGTGCATGGATACAAACATCAACTGCTTCATAATTAGGAGGTATTTATCATGTATTACTTAGCCATTATTCAGAATAACACAACAAACGCACTTTATGTACATAACACATTTGAAGACGCACTCGCTGCATATCACACTGAGCTTGCTTATAGATCAGATGATAGAACATCAACAAGATGTGTAATCTTTGACAGCGAACTCAGAACACTTAGAGCAGAGGTTTATGAAAAGCCAGTTGACACAACACCAACAGAAGGTGAGCAGTAATGGAAATTGTCAAGCACGGTAAACATGAAGAATCAAAAAAGGTAGAAGTATTTAGATGTTCCGCATGTGGTTGTATATTCAAAGCGGATAAATCTGAGTACAAAATCGAGGTAGATGAAAATTTGATCGTTCATTACTGTAAATACCCCAGCGAGATATGAAATTCAAACTTGACGAAATCATACAATATGATCCTACAGAAATAAAAGAGATTCTTATGAAACACAAGGACGAATTGCAGTGAGATCACTAAACAAAACCCAAGTTCGATTTAGAAAAAACGCTGTTTGTTTGAAATGAATAAACAGTAAAGGAATTGATAAGATGAAAATTTTATACATATTGTTGTGTTTGTTTGTAGCACGTATGATTTCTAATTTCTTATGGAATCAGATTACACGTATGAGAGCACACATCACGGCACAAAAAGCCGTCAAAAAATTCATATCTGACAACAACTTAGATCCCAAAGATGTAAGTTACGAAATCAGAATAGATTAATTTACCCTTTAAGTACTCAAATGCAAATAAATATTCTCTTACTCTTGTTGCCATAAAATCACCCAAATCCTTAAAGAGAAATGAGAAAACACTGTTTGTTTGAAAGTGAATAAACGGTAAAGGAAAATCAAAATGAATAACAAAACTAGCAAGAAAGGCGGTGTTTTATGTTCACTCCGTACAATCCTAACCCACGAGGAATCAACACAGGCGATTGTGTAATCCGAGCAATATGCAGAGCTACAGATAAGACGTGGGAAAAAGTTTATGCCGAACTCACAATCAAAGGCTTACAGGAAGCAATGTGGGGAGACACAAACACAGTCTGGGAAAAGTACCTTAAAGAAAATGGGTTTGTTAAGGAACTACTTCCAAACACCTGCCCAGACTGCTACACAATTGCTGATTTTGCAAATGAACACAAAGCCGGAACATTTATCGTTGCTACAGGAACTCATGTAGTTACTGTAAAAGACGGTAGATATTTCGACACTTGGGATTCAGGTTATTTGATTCCAAGCTATTACTTTCGTCTTGAGGAGGTAGCAAAATAATGGATTATAGAGGTTATCAATACTTTAATCCTTATGCTTCTGTGGTTACTCCAAACAACATGCAGACGTATGCCCCTCCTCAGTCAGTACAGCCTCAGATTCGTAGCGGCGGTATAGTAACTGTTGCTAATGAAGATGAGGCAAGAAGATACCCAGTAGCTCCAGGATACACTGTCACGATGAGAGATGAGACAAAACCATACCTTTACGAAAAGACTATGGGTTATTCTCAGCTCGATCAGCCAATATTCAGGAAGGCTCGACTTGTATTTGAGGATGATACATCTCAGACACAGGAAAGCGCACCAGCACAAGAGAAATCGCCTGAGCCTACTCCTGTATATGCTGAACTCGCACAGTTAGAGGAACTTAAAGCTTCAGTATCTGAAGAGCTACAGAATCTTCGAAAGATGATCGACAATATTAAGAATTCTCAGAATAACAACAATAATATTAATAAGGATAAGGGCAATAGAAATGATTCAAAATAACTTAGTGTCATTCATGCAGTTTGTACAGAATCCTGCAGCTTTCTTTCAGCAGAGAGGAATGCAGCCACCACCTCAGGATGCACTTCAGTCTCCGCAGAACCTCATTCAGTACATGATGAATTCAGGAAGCATCTCACAGGAACAGTACAACAATGCAGCAATGCAGGCAAAACAGCTACAGAACAACCCTCAGTTCATGCAAATGATGCAGGGATGTTTTAATACAAATCGATAAACAATTTACAAAGGAGAAATGAGATTATGGCACTTGGCGAAAACAACAACGTAGGCACAACAATGCTCGTTTCACCGTCAGCTGCACCAATGTACTACGGTAATAATGGTGGCGGTCTCGGTTTTGGAAACGATTGGGGCAGTCTTATCATTCTGTTCCTCCTCTTTGGTATGTTCGGTAATGGTGGCTACGGCTATGGTGGAGGCTTCGGATGCAA